CACCGGGCAACACATATTATGTATTACGAAGCGCAAAAGAAACGGAGCCGTCAGGGTGGATGATTATTTCCCTTATTGTGCGCATCCAAAACTCCTTCTTTTCAGGCCTTTCGAGCCTTTCATACATATTAAGCGCGGAGCGCACATAGTCCGTATCCACTGGTTCGGCGGGAGGAACTTCTTCCTTGGCTTTTTCGAGCGATTGTCTCAATTCGTTGTAATCGCGCTCATACTCATCCCGATCTATCAGATCGGAAAGATACAAGTCCTTCAATTTCGTCATTTTGCGCCTTATGCCGGCTTCGTCAATGCGCGGCCGTTCGGCGCGGGCCCGGATTGCCTGCGTATTATATCGATCGCACTCGGACACGATGTGTTCGGACAACCACCGCTCTATATAATCTTCACGAATGTTCTTTTCGTATGGGCAACCGCCGATATACACGTGATTGTTGCAGCGGTAATAGTAATGCCCTTTGCACACCATGCCGGACATCATGCTCCCGCACGTGCCGCACCGGACGAGCCCCTTAAAGAGGTAGATGCGACCGCGCGCTACGCCGGAATTGCGCTGAGAACGAACCGCAAGCAGCTCTTGCGCTAAATCGAACGTCTTTTCATCCACGACAAGGCCGCGGTACACCTTATTCAGAAGCAACCGCCGAAATGTCGTGATGTCGCGCCGCAGCCCATGCGTGTTCGCGGCATATCGCTGTGCAGCATACAGGGAGTGGTTTGAAATGAAAAATTGAAATATATCCTGCACCATTGGCGCCATGTCAGGATCCGCAACATGCTTTTTGTTCTCTATCTTTACGCCGGGCGGAACAGAGCCGGAAACCACTTCTCCACGTTTGCGCTTACTGTCAAACACCGCCTTAATCCGTTCGCTCGTCCGATCTGCCTCATCCTGCGCAACGGCCAGCATTATGTTCACTTTAAATCGGCCGGATGCGGTAGAGGTATCATAATCCTCATGGATCGTCCTCCAATTCACACCATGCCGCTCCAGAATCTCTTGCACCTTATAATACTCTGCTATATTGCGGAACCACCGATCCAGCTTTGTGAACACTACCATATCAATTTTTCCGCGCTCGATGTCTGCCAGCAAGCGTTGCATGCTGGGACGCTTTGACGCGGGCTTTCGGGCAGATATTCCGGCATCGATGTAAGTGCCGACAACATTTGCATGTTCCTGCTTTGCCCATTCTTCCAAGGCTTCCGACTGTGCTTCAATCGAAAGCCCGTGAATTGCCTGTTCTTCGGTGCTCACACGAGCGTATAAAGCTATCCTCATAACCGTCCTTTCCGTGGCCCCGGCGTGGGTCTATAGATCCTAACAAATATCAGCCGCTTCGGGGTGCAGCCCGGGGCGGTGCTTTTGGTTAAATGTCATCTGCTTTCTTTTTCTGATCCTTAGCTTCATTTCGTTTTGCGACCGATTTTAGAATCAGACCAATTCCAAGCAATACCAAACTGGTTACCAGTAGGATGAATATTTCATACGGCGTTGGCGTGTACGTTGCGCCAGCAGCTTCGGCTCCGCATCTACGCCCGATCAACGTTGCAATGGGTGATGCAATCGCAAGGTAAATGAATGTTTTCCCTATGTTTTTCACTGTCCAATACCTCCCATTAATAATAAATAATCCATGAGGATACGCACGAGAGCAAAACAATAATTATGCACAGCGAAAAGAATGATTTATGGCGTATCTGATTCTCCTCTCAATGCAATACGCATTTTCCACATGGCTCCAACTTTTGCTTACGAACATCATCCCATGTGATTTCATGATATTCTCCACTCCCACACGGATTTTCGTAGTGATACTTTGAACCCGTTGCGGACGCATATACATGTCCGTGATAGTTCTCGCCATATGGGGGCGTTGCCGTTGGCTCTGGTGTTGGTTCCGGCGTTGGTTCCTGGGTCGGCTTTGGCGTATCCTCGGGCATACTTTTTTCAGTTGGCCTTGGGGTGTCAACCGGGCGTTCCGTTGGTTTTGGTGTTTCTGCGGGAACTGAGGGCAGGGTGGCGGAAGGTTCTGGCGTATTTATTGGTGTGGGCGCGGCTGTGGGAGCTTGCTTTGGCGTGTATCTTACCTCTGGTGTGCTATAAGACGGCGCTAAGGTTGCTGTTGGCTCGGCGCTGCTGGATGGTTCTGGCGTATAATTCCCCGACGCCACGTCTACACCTGCGGAAACAAACGCAGAAAGGAAGAATAACGCAACAGGGGCAGATACCCAAAACCACCACCGTTTATAGAGCGGTTTCTTTTTCGGAATCGGCGCCCCGCAATTCCGGCAAAAGTTGCCGTTTGGCGTTTCTTTCCCACACTTCAAGCAGCGCATCTTCTTTTCCTTCCCTTTCGTTACATTGATAATGATTTGCCGACATCGGCAAAATGTTTACCCACACTCTCCGGGGAAAACCCAGCTATTATAGGTTATACTTATCCTTTAATTTCTGAAGCCGTTTATATTCGTCATACCAGCTCAGGTCGGGAAGTTCCGGATTGCAGACCTTGCACGGCTTTAAGTGCCGCACTTGTACCGCGTTTTCTTGAGCGTACCCCGCATGCCTGCAATGGTGCAAATGATACGTTTTTCTACTGCCTGACGTAAAGAACGTGTACCGCTCTCCCCAGGCAAAATGCCTGTTTGGGTTTGCTTCCCGCGGGAGGCCATCTTCCCCCAGTTCGGTACCCTTCGGAATCACTCGGGCTGGGTTAATTCCGCCCAAATCCATTATAATCTGCCTGAGTTCTTGCTCCTCTTTGATTTTATTCTCCAGTTCCGCCTTCCGAGCGTTCGCTAATGCGCCTTTACGGAATGCGAAAATTAACAGGATTCCGCTTGCGCCTCCTAAAAGATATAGGCCCGTTTTGCTCTGCTCCTTTTCGACCTCAACATACTCTATGATTACTTCCGGCTTCGGGGTTTTTGTGCTTTTGGAGGATGACGCGCTCCCGGAATTCCATCCGGTTCGGTCATCGTAGTTATATGGGCAAACCCCGTTTTCATGTTGGTGCGCCGGATAGCCGTGATGGTAGTGGTATTCACCGGTGCTGCTGTCGCGGTGCCCGCCATTTTTATCCGTCCGTCCGGAATGGGCGGCGGAGGATGCGCCGACCATCAAGAGAGCAATTACGAGCAGCAGGAGAATTGACTTGTGGCGCATAATATCATTGCCCCCCTTATCAATAGCGTATAAAGTAAAATATTACCACTAGCCGTATACGTGTGTGCAGCTAACGCAATTATTATTTAACCACTTTATATGCTACACCGCCTATTACCCAACCAAGGTATGCGATAATAACAGGGAGAGAGGTTAACGCAAAAAATACACAATAAAAGTTGAATCCACCAACAATAATTGCGATTATTTCGAGAACCCTTCCCTTCTTGCCCTGCGCAATTCGGATTTTCTTAGAAATCGTAGGGAGAATAATTGACACCACACTAATTATTATAAAAACCGCAGAAAGACTAGAATTGGAAAACAGCAAATAATACATTACTTGACCCACAACACTTACTATGAGCGAAACTAATGACAAAATAGACATATGATACCTCCAATAGTTTATTAATGTTCCAAAAATGGAAATATATTTACCACAGTAAAACAACACCCCCAAACGGCACGGCAATCGGCTTGTGGCGCATAGAGACCTCCCCAATATTTCTACCGCGTCCAAAACTCCGTCCTCCGCTCGATCTCAGCGACGGGAGCGTCGTCATCTAGATCCCCTCGGACGAGATGGCGCATCTCGTGAACAACGGCCTCCAGCTTTTTATCATCCGCAAGATCCTTGTTCAGGATGATGCAATCTCCGGTCGGAAGCTGCTTGCAAAAAGCCTTTACCCGCATCGGGAGCGTTTCCTGCGTGATCCACACATCCAGCCATGGGACATATTCGCTCATTCCAGATCACGCTCCTTATTCATACGCCGAACGATTGCGACCACAGCCTCCAGATCCTCCTTTTCCAGTTTGGCTGAAGATGAAAGTAGAACCCTCATTTCGGGATTCTTGTGGAGATATTCCAACATCTCCTGTGTTTCGTCGGATGGTTCACGACCAAGCAGGAAGTCAACAGACACATCGAAGTAATCAGCAACTTTCTGGAGTTTATCAGCAGAGGGCGATGCCTTTTCCCATTTGACAATCGTACCGCTACCAAAGCCGAGTTCAGCTTCCAGTTTAGGTAAACTCAGTCCTTTTGTTTTCGCTAACACTCTCACTCGGTCACGCAATGTTTCCATATAGATGTACTCCTTCAAAATACATGATTAAAATCCTGCGGAACCTGTTGACAAGAAGAATTTAATCCTGTACAATGAAGATGCCGGAGGAAAATGTTCCCGCACAACCGCCAAGTTAAACGCGAACAAGAATTTTTTCATGTTCATTATGGAATATTTTCCTCCAAAAGTCAATCACAAGATATAGGGGGTGACACAGTGATACTCGACAATATTCGTGCAATGTGTGCGAAACGCGGGATATCGACATTCGTGCTTGAACGCGAACTGGGATTTGGAGATGGCACCATCATAAAATGGAAAACGGCATCGCCTACTGTCGGCAAGCTTAAACGCGTTGCAGACTACTTCGGCGTAACGGTGGACGAACTTCTCTGCGAACCGGACGCATCTGACGAAGCGAGTTGAAAGGACAAGCGGCCCGGGAAGGCCTAACTCAAAAGATGAGCCGAGAGGTAAAGAGACAAGCCGAGCATGAGTAAGCTATATAAGCAAAACATGGGAGGCAATAGATGAAAAAGGAGGGGAAGGAAATGGAAGGCGCGGTCAAGGGGACTGAAATCACGGCGGGAGCCGCGCAGGCAATATTCGATGTATTGTGTGAAATCTATTGCCGCACGAGGCCGATAAAACAAAGGATCATCGTGTTGGATGAAAAGGAACCCAAGGAAAGCGAAGAGGATGCCGGCCGCGATGGACAAGCAGCGCGCGAAGCATCGTGAATTGTGGGGAGGACAAGCATGGCAAAAAAACTGGACAGCGCGTTTGCGGACAACCTGTTCGAGTGTTACGAGTGCGGGAGCTATGATTGGATAGAGCTGCACCACATCTTTGGCGGATGCAATCGGAAGCACAGCGAGGAATACGGCTACATCCTGCCGCTGTGCCACCGGTGCCACAACGAGCCGCCAAACGGGGTACACCACAACAAGGCGAAGCGTCGCGCGTATCAGCGCATGGCGCAGGAACATTTCGAGATCGATCACACGCGAACGGAATTCATACTGCTGTTCGGCAGGAACTACCTGGACATGGAGGACATATGAACTACTTTGGACTAATCTTTTCATTCGCCCTGCCGGGCATGGTGCTGGGGGCAATGGCCGCCCTTGCGGCGGTGGAGATGGTCGAGGCGCGCGAGCGGCGCAGGGCGCGGCGGCGGAAAAGGCCGCTGTACATTGAGAACTTGAAGGAGGAAATAAGATGAAGAAGTACGAGCTGACAAGCGAAACAAAGCAGTGGCTTGGCAGAACGCTTTACCGAATTAGGGCACTGGTGGCATTTGGCGAAGTTGATGTCGGGGAGCTTGGAGGGTGGATTGAAAAGGAATCCAATCTTGATCAGAACGGCAATGCGTGGGTGTGCGGCAATGCGTGGGTGTACGGCAATGCGCAGGTGTACGGCAATGCGCAGGTGTACGGCGATGCGCAGGTGTACGGCGATGCGCTGGTGTCCGGCAATGCGTGGGTGTCCGGCAATGCGTGGGTGTCCGGCAATGCGTGGGTGTGCGGCAATGCGCGGGTGTGCGGCAATGCGCGGGTGTACGGCGATGCGCTGGTGTCCGGCAATGCGTGGGTGTGCGGCAATGCGTGGGTGTGCGGCAATGCGCGGGTGTGCGGCAATGCGCGGGTGTACGAACGCAGAGCAATCATGTGGATTTCTGTTATCGGCTCGCGCGCCGACACGGTAACATTTTTCGCACGCAAGGGCGGAATCATTGGCGTAACCGTTGGATGTTTCTATGGTTCGATTGATGAATTTGATGAAAAGGTTCGCAAAACTCATGGCGACAACGAACACGCGCAAGCGTATATGCTGGCAATCGAGCTTGCAAAATTGTGCGTTAAAGTGGACGTGCCCGCCGGGACGGCCATCCCAAGCGAGCACACGAACAATACCTGTGAACCTATTTTATCAGATGAGGACGGGCGAAGTCAATGAAAAAGGAGCCACAACGCTGTGCATTCTTCCCTGAGCCGGGCGGAAAATACGCCGGATGTGCGTTGCTAGCCGGGATTGGCAAATGCACGCCTGGGCGCGCAAAAAAGTGTTCCTTTTACCGGACGGCGCTTGAAATTCGAGAAAGCCGGGAGAAGGCGCTTGCAAGGCTTCGCACCCTGCCGGAGTTTGAGCAGCAGTATATCGCGGAGAAGTACCATCAAGGGCACAGACCATGGAGGGACGATAATGCTGGATGTGAGGAAATTTGAGGAGGAGCGCGGCTTGAAGCCCGCTCACCTGATTGCGATTATACGCGAAATGTATCCCAAGTACGACAAGAGCATCCATTCCCATGTGAAGAATCCGGAGAACTACGGGGTTCGGTGGGTGGACGACCTAGAACTGGCAATTCTGGAAGCATTCCCTGAAAAGCCTGAAAAACGTCCCACGGAGGAGCACAGACGCTTCCCCTGCCGGGTGCAGGCAAGGATCTCAAAACACGCTTACGGCTTGTTGCAACAGCGTTTGGCGGCAGATGGCTTTGATACCGTGCAGGCCGGGCTGTCGTTCATCATCAGTAAGTACATCAAGGAGGGTATCCAATGAGCATTATGGAACTCAAAAAGGTTTCCACGACCGACATGAGCCGTGAGGATTGGCTTGCCGTTCGCAAAAACAGCGTCGGCGGTTCCGACGCAGCCGCGATCGTCGGCCTGAATCCTTGGAGCAGCGCTTTTTCGGTATGGGCCGAAAAGACCGGAAGGATGCCTGAAGCAGAGGATAACGAGGCGATGCGTCAGGGGCGCGACCTGGAGGAATACGTTGCAAAGCGCTTTGCCGAGGCGACGGGGAAACGGGTTCGCCGCTGCAACGCGATCATCTACAACGGCACATACCCGTTTGCCCATGCGAACATTGACCGCGAGATCGTCGGGGAGGACGCGGGCCTTGAGTGCAAGACCACAAGCATGATGAGCAAGGCGAATTTTAAGGATGGCGAATATCCGGCAAATTACTACGTTCAATGTCAGCACTATATGGCAATTACCGGCAAGTCGAAGTGGTACCTTGCGGTGCTGGTTCTGGGCAAGGGCTTTTTCTGGTTCGAGATCAAACGCGACGAGGACGAGATCGCGGCCCTCATGAACGCGGAGCGGGACTTCTGGCAGTACGTCACGGACGATACGCCCCCCGCTGTTGACGGCAGCGACGCAACCGCGGAAGCGATTGAAACCATCTATGCGGACAGCCTGCCGGACGGTGCGGTCGACATGTACGGCCACGAGGGTACGCTTGAACGCATTAAATCGATCGGCGAAGCCATCAAGCGGTTGAAGGACGAAAAGACCGCATGCGAGAACGAGGTGAAAGCCTGCCTCGGAGAGAGCGAGCTTGGCATGTGCGGCGCGTACCGTGCGAGTTGGAAGCCGCAGGAGCGCAAGACATTCGACGTTGAACGGTTCAGCGCAGATCACACGGGCCTCGATCTATCTCCGTATTACAACACGACAAAATTCCGCGTCCTGCGGATCAGCAAGAAGAAGGGAGCTTAAAGAACATGGAAACCAAAGGTATGATTCAGCAAAAGGCCGCGGACGTTGCGGTGAAAGACGCGAAAAGGAAAACCATGAAGGATTTCATCCGCTCTATGCAGGGAGAGATCGCAAAGGCGCTTCCCTCCGTCATGACCCCGGAGCGGTTCACGCGGATCACGCTTTCCGCACTGTCCTCCAACCCGGATTTGCAGAAAACGACGCCGCAATCCTTCCTCGGCGCGATGATGACAGCCGCACAGCTCGGCTTGGAGCCGAACACGCCGCTTGGCCAGGCATACCTGCTGCCGTATAAGAACAAGGGCGTGCTTGAATGCCAGTTTCAGCTTGGGTATAAGGGCCTTATCGACCTTGCGTACCGTTCCGGGGACGTGGAGATCATTCAGGCGCACGAGGTTTGCGAGAACGACAAGTTCGAGTACGAATTCGGCCTCGCTCCGCAGCTTAAGCACGTGCCGGCAAAGGGCGAGCGCGGGGAGCCGACGCACTTTTACGCGATGTTCCGCACTAAGAGCGGCGGCTATGGATTCGACGTTATGACGGTGGAGGATGTCCGCAATCATGCCGCCCAATACTCCAAGAGCTACAACAGCGGCTTTTCCCCGTGGAAAACGAATTTCTCCGAAATGGCGAAAAAGACAGTGCTCAAGCGCGTGCTCAAGTACGCCCCGCTCAAGAGCGACTTTGCCCGCGCCGTAGCCGCGGATGGAACCGTGAACGTAGCGGAAGGATCGGGGGATGATTTCGACATCACGCCGCGCGTGATCGAGGTTGAGGGCGAGGTCATCGACGTTGATACCGGAGAAATCGTTGAAGCAGCGCAGGAGGGGACGGAAGCATGAACCGTGTGATTCTGATCGGCAACCTCGCCAGGGACCCGGATGTGCGCACGACCGGGAGCGGCACAGCCGTCACGACTTTTCCCCTCGCGGTGAACCGCATGTACAAAGGGCAGGACGGCAAGCAGATCGCGGACTATTTTACCATCGTCACATGGAAGCAGCTCGCGGAAATTTGTGGGAAGTATCTCGTGAAGGGGAACAAGGTCGCCGTGACCGGCGAGCTGCAAAACCGCAGCTATGACGCGAAGGACGGCACGAAGCGGTATGTGACTGAAGTCGTCGCGGAGAGTGTCGAATTCCTGACCCCGAAGGGTATGGGGGCATCCGCCCCCGCCCATGTCCCGGACGCTAGTGATTTTCAGGAGATTGACGACGAAAATCTCCCGTTTTAACGGTGGCGCATCATGGCGAGAAACTATGCTGCTATCCCGCATGATTACATCGAGGAATTGTCCCTGCTCAACGATGCTGAGTTTGGCCGCCTGATCCGCGTGTTGCTGGAATACAGCCGCGACGGCAGGGTTGCCCCGCTTGGCGGACGTGAGCAGTTGCTCTGGCCAAGAGTAAAGCTGCAAGAGGATAGATTTCAGTCGAGCTATGAGGAACTGACGGATAAGAGGAGCGAGGCTGGGAAACGGGGCGCGAGCGCGAGATGGCAATCGGATGGCAAAAATGGCAAAGCCACAAATGCCATAGCTTCCAATGGCAAAAATGGCTATACCGAAACCAAAACCAAAACCGAAACAGAAACAAAATCTATCCCACCTATCGGTGGGAATAGAGAGGACGCGAAAGCGTCCAGCACGCGAGCGCGCTTCTCCCCGCCGGCCGTTTCGGAGGTTGAAGCGTACTGCCGGGAGCGACGGAATGACGTCGACCCGCAGCGATTCGTTGACTTCTACGCCTCAAAGGGCTGGAAGGTGGGCGCACAGCCCATGAGGGACTGGAAAGCCGCTGTCCGCACATGGGAACAGCGGAGGAAGGAGGAACGCGGTGAGCATGGAGCGAGTGGGGGAAACCCTGTCCACAATGCGCCGATCGTCGGAGATCTCCTGTAAGCCATACGGGGAGCTGACGCTTGACGAGCGCCGGGCGCGCGAGCAACAGGCATGCGACCGGATGAACGCATCTGCCGGGAGCCTGAACGGGATAGATGGCATCGACTGCCCGGCCTGCAAGAACCGCGGCTACATCGCCGTAGTGTCGGAACACGAGTTTGCCGGAGAAACGGTGATCGGCAGGGCGACACAAAAATGCGCCTGTATGGCGCACAGGGCAAGCGTGAGCCGCATGCGTCGATCCGGGCTTGGCAACGTGCTCGACAAGTACACCTTCGCAGCCTACGAAGCCACAGAGCCTTGGCAGGAGCACGTAAAGAGCCAAGCGATGGCATTTGCGGATACGGACGGCGGGTTCTTCTTCATCGGCGGGCAAAGCGGGTGCGGCAAGACGCATATCTGCACCGCGATCGTCGGGGAGCTTTTGCGGCGCGGCAAGGCGGCGCATTACATGCTGTGGCAGGATGAGGCCGTGAAGCTCAAGGCCAGCATCACGGACCAGGAGCAATACGAGCCGATGATGCACCGGCTTAAGACCGTGCCCGTGCTGTACATCGACGACTTTTTGAAGCCGATCTTCCGGGACGGTGCGGCGGCCCGCCCCAGCGATGCGGACTTGCGCCTCGCCTATGAGATCATCAACCACCGCTACAACGGCAAGAAATTGCACACGGTCATATCCTCGGAGCGGCTGCTTGGAGAGATCATAGAGCTTGACGAAGCCGTTGGTGGGAGAATCGCAGAATATGCGCGCGGGTATATGCTCAACATCGCACGCAAGCCCGGCAGGAACTACCGGCTCCGGTTCACCGGTACGATGTGAGGTGCGTCCATGAAGCAAACCAATGGCCTGCCGCCGGTATGCCCGTTTTACCGGTCGGAGGGACTAAAGACGATCCGCTGCGAAGGCATCATTTCCGGCGAGCTGACACACCGCTTTGACGAGCCGGAATTGCAAAGGGCTTTCCGCTCGCGCTTCTGTGGGACGTTTGACTATCCGGAATGCCCGCATGCGGCGCTTCTGCTGCGAAAGTACAGGAGGAATGCAAAGTGACGGAGCATGACGAACAGGCCGTGATCTTCCGTTGGGCACGGCTGCAAGAGGCCGTATATCCGGAGCTGCGGATGCTCCACGCCATCCCGAACGGCGGCAAGCGGGACAAGGCCGTCGCGGCGAGGCTGCGGGACGAAGGTGTGAAGCCGGGCGTGCCGGATATCTGCCTGCCCGTGCCGCGTGGGGCGTATCATGCGCTGTACATCGAGCTAAAGCGACGGGCCATAAAGGGCATACAACGCGCGGGCGCGCCCACGGATGCGCAAAGGGCATGGCAAGCCGAGCTCACGATTTACGGCAACAAAGCCTGCATCTGCTACGGCGCGGATGAAGCGATTGAGGCGATCAAGCAATACCTTTCGCTCCCGTGTCGCAAAATCGGCTGTTGCAGCGAGCTGTGAGCCGCATGCGGGAGGACGACGAGCATTGCCTGCATGCGGCGCGAGGATGGATGGAGCGCGTGTGGGACTATGAAAACGCCATAAAAGAAAGGCCCTCCGAGGAGGGCTTTTTCGTTACCTTTCATCGGGCGGCTCATCTTTTCCAGCTATTATATAATTATATACTGTTATGATAGTATTTTATATTTTGCTGTATTTATGTAGTTGAGATAAGAATTCTGTTTTTATGTTCCTTCCCACGTCCACCCCAAAAGGGGGCGAAAAACACGCCGCCGGCGGTATACCCTGATAGCGGAGGGATACGCCATGGCACAAAACCCTGACTGGTGCGCGATAAAAGCTGAATATATAGCCGGGGACATAGGATACCGCGAGCTCGCAAAAGAGTGGGGGGTATCCTTCCGCACGCTCGCGCAGCGGGCCCAGCGCGAGGGATGGGTGAGCCTGCGTGAGAAACACAGGGACGAGATAGTAACCCGCACGGTACGAAAGGTGGCTTCAAAAACCTCCTCTGCAAACGCGGATAAGCTCATGAAGCTGCAAGGCGCGGCGGACAGCATGAGCGCCGTGATCGCGGGGGTTTTCCAAGACGCGGAGCAGTTCAACCGCCATATCATCCAAACCCGCGAGGGGGACAGTTGGAATGCAGACGAGCGCATTTTCAGCAAAGTAGACACCAAAGCCATAAAAGACCTCACCGGCGCGATGAAGGACCTCACCTACGTTTTGCGCAACATTTACGATTTGCCGACGATCCTTGAACAGCAGGCGATGCAAAACGCGGCGGAACGCCTGCGTCTGGAGCAAGAAAAGGCAATAGGCGCTATGGAGGGCGAGGGCGAGACCGGCGTTGTCGAGATCGCGCCGGTTTTGGCGGAGGCAGGCGAGGATGGCTAGGACGATATGGACACCACAGCCAAAGCAGCGGCTTTTTCAGGAGCGGCCCGAGTATGAGGCGCTCTACGGCGGCGCGGCGGGCGGCGGGAAATCCGACGCATTGCTTGCGGAAGCGCTCCGGCAGGTGCATATCCCGCACTACCGCGCGATCATCTTCCGCAAGACCTATCCGCAGCTTTCGGAGCTGATCGACCGCAGCAAGCAGATATACCAGCCCGCGTTCCCCCGTGCGCGGTACAACCACACGGAGCATTTCTGGCTCTTCCCCTCCGGCGCGAAGATATATTTCGGTTCCATGCAGCGGGAGCAGGACCGCACCAACTACCAGGGAAAGCGGTATGATTTCGTGGCGTTCGACGAGCTGACGCATTTCACCTGGCAGGAGTACAGCTACATGATGAGCCGCAACCGCCCCGGCGGGCCGGGGACGCGGGTATACATCCGCGCGACGACGAACCCCGGCGGACGCGGGCACGGCTGGGTGAAGGACCGCTTCATCGCCGCCGCGCCGCCGCTCACGCCCATCAAAGGCGAGTACGAGATTGTCACGCCGGACGGAGCCGTGCAGAAGATCACGCGCAGGCGCATCTTTGTCCCCGCGTCGGTTTTCGACAACGCAGAGCTTTTGCGCAATGATCCGTCCTACCTTGCGAATCTGGCTATGATGCCGGAGGCCGAGCGCAACGCCCTTTTATACGGCTCTTGGGACAGCTTCGACGGGCAGGTTTTCCGCGAGTGGCGCAACGACCCGGCGCATTATGAGGATCGGCGCTTTACGCATGTGATCGCCCCGTTCCGCGTCCCCAAGCACTGGCCGGTGTACCGGGGCTTCGACTTTGGATACAGCAAGCCCTTTTCCGTGGCGTGGTATGCGGTGGACGAGGATCGGCGCATGTACCGGATCGCGGAGTATTACGGCTGCACCGGCACGCCGAACACTGGCATACAGCTTAACCCCGCCGAAATCGCGGCGGAGATCAAACGCATCGAGGCCGAGAACCCGAATCTGGCCGGGCGCAAGATCACGGGCGTTGCCGACCCATCGATATTCGATGAATCACGCGGGGAGAGCGTCGCGGCGATGATGGCGCGAAGCCCGAATTTCGTTTACTGGCGCAAGGGGGACAACACGCGCATTGCCGGGAAAATGCAGTACCATTACCGGTTTGCGTTCGATGAGGAAGGCTTCCCGATGCTGCAGGTGTTTGACACATGCAAGCATTTCATCCGCACGATCCCGACGCTTGTATATGACGAGCGGCACGTTGAGGACATCGACACCACGCAGGAGGATCACATCTACGACGAGTGCCGGTATGTGCTGATGGAAAACCCCATCGCGCCGCGGAAGAACGTCTTGCAAAAGCCGGTTGAATATGACCCGCTCGACCTTTGGAAAGACCGGCAGCGGGAGGCGGCGGACAAGTACACGTACTACAGAATTTGAGGAGGAAGAAGCATGGCGATCATGGACATTTTCCGGCGTGCAAAGCCGGAACCGGACGGCGCGGCGGCGGACGTTGAGAACCCGGGCGGCGTTCCCATTCTTGAAGAGGCGCCGGCTGCGGACGAAATCGGGCGCGTGGGCCGCATCGGGGAGGAGGAAATCCGGCGGGCCGAGCAGACGCTTAAAGACTACAAGGCCGGGAAAGCCAACCTCGAGGCGCGGATCATCGAAAACGAACAGTGGTACAAGATGCGGCATTGGGATCAGATCCGCCTGAAGGACGCGAACCCGGGCGACCCGGAACCCGCCTCCGCGTGGCTGCTGAACTGCATTGCGAATAAACACGCGGACGCGATGGACAATTACCCGGCCCCCGCCGTCCTGCCGCGCGAGCAGGGCGACCAGGCGGACGCGGAGCTGCTTTCCGAGATCCTGCCCGTGGTGCTCGAGCAGAACAGCTTTGAACAGACCTACAGCGGCATGTGGTGGTACAAGCTCAAGACCGGCACGGGCGTTATGGGCGTGTTTTGGGACAGCACGAAGAATAATGGCTTAGGCGACATTGACATCCGCTGTCTGGACCTGCTCAACCTCTTTTGGGAGCCGGGCATCACGGACATCCAGAAGTCCCGGAACTTTTTTAGCGTTGATCTCGTAGACAACGACATCCTGACGGCGCAGTACCCCTTCTTGGAGTACCGGCTTTCTTCCCCAACGATCGACGTTGCCAAGTACGTGTACGACGATACTGTGGACACGGCGAAGAAGTCCGTGGTCGTGGACTGGTACTACAAAGTGCGCGTCAACGGGCGCAACCTCGTCCACTACTGCAAGTTCTGCAACGGCGTTGTGCTCTACGCATCCGAAAACGACCCCGCATATGCGCAGCGCGGCTTCTACGACCATGGAAAATATCCGTTCGTGTTCGATACGCTTTTCCCCGAGGCGGGCACGCCCACGGGTTTCGGCTATATCGACGTTTGCAAAAGCCCCCAGCTTTATATCGACAAGCTGGATCAGGTGATTTTGAAGCACGCCGTCATGGGTGCGCGGCAGCGCTTCTTCGTGCGGGATGACGGCGCGGTCAACGAGCGGGAGTATGCGGATCTTACAAAGGACTTCGTGCATTATTCCGGCACGGCGGATCCGCGCGAAAGCATGATCCCCATCGAGATCCCTACGATTTCAGACGCGTACCTCAACGTCCGCCTGATGAAGATCGAAGAGCTCAAGGAAACCTCCGGCAACCGCGATTTCTCGCAGGGCGGCACGACCTCCGGCGTGACTGCCGCTTCGGCCATCGCCGCGCTGCAGGAGGCCGGTTCCAAGCTCTCCCGCGACATGATCAAGAACAGCTACCGCGCGTCGAGCGAGGTGGACTATCTCGTCATCGACCTCATGCGGCAGTTCTACCACGAAAGCCGTTGGTTCCGCATCGTGGGCAAGCGCGGCGAGCTGAAATTTGCGGAGTTCAACGGGCAGCGCATCGCGGCCAAGCCGCAGGGGGAGGATTTCGGGATCGACACGGGCTATCGCGTGCCGATCTTCGACATCAAGGTAACGTCGCAAAAATCCTCGCCGTTCTCTACGGTCGCGCAGAACGAGCGCGCCAAGGAGCTTTACGGCATGGGCTTCTTCCGGCCCGACCTCGCGGATCAGGCGCTTGCCGCGCTTGAGATGATGGACTTTGAGGGCATCGAGGAAACCCGCGAACGCATTGCGCAGAACGGCACGTTGTTCCAGCAAGTGCAGATGATGCAGCAGCAGATGGTGAAGATGGCCGCGATCATCGACGCGCAGAACGGAACTACGATCACGCAGGGGATGTCGCAGGAGCTTGGGATGCAAGTCGGTGCGCCGCAGGCGGGCGGCGCGGAGGCGCAGGCCGATCCGCTTGGGCGCGCATATGCCGAATCCGCAGGAAGCACGGCGGGCGCGGCGCGGCAGCGGGCCGCACACAGCGCTACGCCGAGGTGACGCGCCATGACAAGCGTGACCTTCACGAGGACGGCGGCGGGCTATGAGGTGCGCATGCGCGGCCATGCGGGGTATAGCGACGGGGACGACATCGTATGCGCGTCCTGCTCCATCCTCGCCTACGCGCTCGCGGAAAACGTCTTGCGCATGCAGGACGAGCTTCGCACTTCGGATGTCAGCATAGACGACGGAGAAATGACGATATGTGCGGGGCCGCGAAGCGAAAAGCTGGATATTATCATGGACGCTTATCAGGCCGGATACGAGCTGCTTTCACAGAAATATCCGCAAAACGTCATGCTTACCCCCAAAAGGGGGCGAAACAAAAAATCCGATGTATTAGGCTGAATATGGGCGGCGGAATGTGCCCTGACGCTGGGAAAGACCAAGTATGACACTTCGGAAAGACGATGGAGGGATCAATGAAACTTGAAAAACGAATGGACATGCGCTTTTTTCTCAATCTCGCGCTCTTTGGTGGCGATGGCGGCGGCGCTGGGAGTGGCGCGGGCGCCTCTGCCGGCGCAGAGGGTGGTGCATCTACCCCGGAAATGGACGGCAAGCAGGGCGGAAACCCGCTCGCAGCCGTCCGGTACGGCAAGCAGGCGGACGGCGCTTCACCCGCGGCGGAGGGTTCTCCGGCGGCGGACAGCGAAACGTCCGTAACCTCTGACACGGCGCTCGACAAGCGGGCCGCCTTTGACGAGCTTATCAAAGGCGAGTATAAGGACGTTTTCGCCGAGCGCACGCAGCAGATCATCAACGCCCGCTTCAAGCAGACCAAGGCGCTTGAGGAGCAGGCGGAGCGCTTGAAAACGCTTTCTCCCGTCCTCGACATGATCGCAAGCAGGTACGGCGTGGATGCGTCTGACGCGGAAGCGCTCGCAAAGGCGATTGAGGAAGACGACAGCTACTATGAAGCGGAAGCATCCGAGAAGGGGCTTACCGTGGAGCAGCTCAAGCACATGAAGCGCATGGAGCGCGAAAACGCCGCGTTCAAGCGTGCCGCCGAGGAAGCGCAGAGGCGGCGGCAGGCGGAGCAGACGCTCGCAATATGGAACCAGCAAGCCGAGGATTGCAAGCGCTTCTATGGCAATTTCGACCTTGCAGAGGAGTGTTCCAACCCGGGAACCGGGCAGCGGTTCCTCGGCCTTTTGCAGAGCGGTATTGATGTCAAGACAGCTTATGAGGTGATCCACAAGGATGACATCATCGGCGGCGCGATGCAGTATACCGCGCAGGCGATCCAGAAAAAGACCGTCGACGACATCCGCGCGCGGGGAATGCGCCCCGCCGAAAACGGCGGCGGCGGAAACGCAGCGGCGATTATCACGAAGAAAGACGTGAATTCGCTTACGAAGAAAGACCGCGAGGAAATCTCGCGGCGCGTAATGCGGGGAGAACGCATCGAATTTTAAGTTGTTCTCCTTGCAGAAAGGAGATTTTATGTACGCAATCAACCTCGACCTGAATCTGCGCCTTTTTGCGACGCAGACCACGTTGCTCAACAGCACCGGCAACGACCTTTCCCCGGAGATGAAGGTCTACTACGAGGATCGGTTGATCGACCATGCCGAACCGAACCTTGTACACGACCAGTTCGGGGACAAGTACCCCATCCCCAAGCACGGCGGCAAAACGATTGAGTTCCGCAAGTACAGCCCGCTCGACAAGGCCATGACGAAGCTGACCGAAGGCGTTACCCCCAACGGCAACAAGCTGGACGTCACGACCGTTGAGGCCACCGTCGATCAGTACGGCGACTACATCACCATTTCCGACGTGCTTGAGCTGACCGCCATCGACCGCAACCTTGAGCAGGCGACCAAGCTGCTCGGTTCTCAGGCGGGCCGCACGCTCGACACCGTGACCCGTGAGATCATCACGGCGGGCACCAACGTGATGTACGCGCCCAAGGCGGACGGTACGGAGATCCTGACCCGCGCCACCATTGCGGCGGACTGCCTGCTCACCGTTGACCTCATCTTCAAAGCAGCGGCCAAGCTGCGTGAGATGAACGCGATCCCCATCCACGACAGCTTTGTGGCTATCGTGCACCCCAACGTCGCGTGCGACCTGATGCTCTCCGATAAGTGGGTGGATGTCCACAAGTACGCCACGCCCGAGAACATCTATCGCGGCGAGATCGGCCAGCTCGGCGGCGTGCGCTTTGTCCAGACCACGGAGGCTAAGATCATCGGCGAGGCAGGCGCGGGCGGTATCTCCGTATACTGCACCATGCTCATCGCAGCCAACGCCTACGGCGTGACCGATGTGCAGGGCGGCGGTTTACAGCACATCGTAAAGCAGCTCGGTTCCGCTGGTACGGCTGACCCCCTGAACCAGCGTGCTTCTACTGGCTGGAAGGCCCTCAAGGTTGCCGAGCGCCTGGTTGAGGAATACATGGTTCGCATCGAGCACGCCTGCGCCACCAACCCCAACGCGAAGTCCAACTAAGGAGGATGAACCATGTCTACGAGCAAGAATCATGTTCCTGATGTTCAGGAAAACGAAAGCGCGGTAAACACTTCCCCTGCTTCTGATGGTGTAACCGGCGCCGCACGAACCCCTGAAAATGACCCTTGGCGCAATGTTAAGGTCAAGCTGCGCAGGGACAAGAGAAGCGGGAAGGGGCTGTATGTGAACGTCAACAACCACAACTATTTCATCCCTCGTGGTGAAGTGGTTGAGGTTCCGGCCTTCGTCGCGGCTGTGATCGAAAACTCCGCGACGCAGGACGAAGAAACCGCACGGCTTATTGAGAGCTTGACCGAAAGCTCCGACTTTTAATTTTGAGGGGGCGATGTGCGCCCCCGCCTTGCCGCCCCGTGTGGACGCATGGCCGGTTCAATCCCGGCGGGCGGCACGATTCGGAGGAAATTATATGACGGTTCGAGAAGCCATAACGCAGTTACAGCACGTGAAGCCGTGCCAATACGATGATGCCACGCTTACGCGGTGGCTCTCAAACCTTGATGGGCAGATTTTCAATGATTTACTGCTTACCCATGAGGATACGACAAATTCCACTTTTGCGCCGTATGACCCGGAAACGGATATGGACGCGGAACTTCTTGCGCCCGACCCGTACACGGATATTTACCTGAAATATCTTTCGGCACAGGTGGACTTCCACAACGCGGAGATCCCGCGCTACAACAACAGCGTGACGATGTTCCTCGTGGCATACGCGGAGTTTGCGAACTGGTTCAACCGCACGCACATGCCGCTGCAAAAAAACTATGTGAGGATTTAGCTATGCCGCAGTTCCCAATCCTGAACAGCATCGATACCAGCCGCGAGCTTGTGACCGCGTTTGGGGGCTACAACCACAATTTGAGCATTGCAGTGGGCGAGTTCTACGACATGAAAAACATGTCGTCCGACCTCGCCCCCGTGCTATCCCCGCGCAGGCCGCGCGGGAAGCTGCGCGCCTTTGCGAAGCCGAACGGCCTGTTCGCGCATACGAAGCTGTGCTGGGTGGACGGCACGGGGCTGTATTATGACGGCGCGATTGTTGGAACCGTCGCGGACAGCAGAAAGCGGTTTGCCGCAATGGGCGCGTACATCATCGTGTGGCCCGACAAGGTCTATTACAACACGTACACGGGCGAGTTTGGGAGCCTCGAAGCCACCGCCACAAGCACCGGAACGGTGACGGCGACGCTGTGCAAGCAGGACGGGAGCGCATACACTGGCGTTATGGGCGCGGACAGCGCGCCGGGGAACCCGACCGACGGCCAGCTCTGGCTTGACACGAGCGCATCCCCGCACGTGCTCAAACAGTATTCCGCCGCGAACAGCATGTGGGTGAGCGTCCCCACCACGTATGTAAAGATCGCGGCAACCGGGATCGGCGCAGGGCTGTCCGCATACGACGGCGTTACGATTTCCGGCATGGAAAACGCCGGCCTGAACGGCGACTTCATCCTGTATGGCGCGGGCGACGACCACATCATCATAACTGCTATCGTGGATACGACTGCGACACAGACCGCGACCGTGACGGTGAAGCGCACGGTTCCCGACCTCGACTTTGTGACCGAAAGCGAAAACCGGCTGTGGGGCTGTTCTTCCGCGAACCACGAGATATACTCCTGCAAGCAAGGCGACCCGAAGAATTGGCATTCCTTCCTTGGGATTTCGACCGACAGCTACACGCAGACCGTGGGCTCGCCGGGCGATTTCACCGGCTGCTGCAAGCACAATGGGTATGTGATGTTCTTCAAGGAGGACATCATCCACAAGATATACGGCACGAAGCCAAGCAATTACCAGCTGAGCGACCTCGCCGCGCGCGGCGTGGAAGCCGGCAGCGGGGCGAGCCTCGTCGTAGCGAACGAGGTGCTCTATTACAAGGCGCGCAACGGCATTTGCGCCATGGCCTCCGCGCTCCCGGAAGCCATATCCACCGCGTTCGGGCAGGAGCGCTACAAAAACGCAGTCGCGGGCGTATACGGCGCGAAATATTACGTCTGCATGGAAACGGAAGCGGGCGATCATGTGCTCATGGTATACGACGCTGCAAAAGGGCTTTGGCACAAGGAAGACGGCGTAAATGCCGTGTACTTTGCCGCGCTTGGCGACGACCTCTATTTCATCAACGGCGCGGACAACGGCCTATATTGCGTAAGCGGCGATTTGACGGAATATGCGGATCCCGCAGTTGCGGCCCTGGAAGGCCGCGTTCCGTGGTTTTGCGAAACCGGGGACATTGGCCGCTCCGACCCGAACAACAAGTACGTTTCCAAGCTGCAAGTCCGGATGGAGGTTGATGCGGGCGCTTCCGTGCGTGTGGAGCTCAAATGCGACGGCTTCGGCGCGTGGGAGGAAAAGGCTCGGTTCAGCGTTACGAATAAGCGCTCCTTCTCCATCCCGATCATCCCGCGCCGGTGCGACACGATGCGACTACGGGTCTCCGGCACGGGTGGGTGCCGGATATTCTCCATATCCAAGATCATTGAAAAGGGGAGTGAATTGTAATGGGGCTGATCAACTTCAATCTGCCGAACATTGACATCAATACGAGCGGCAGCGTTGCGGACATAAAGAAGGAGCTGAAAATCGTAAAGGAGTACCTTTACCAGCTCACGGAGCAGCTGAAATACACGCTGATGAACCTAGACGACGAGAACCTTTCCGGCGAATTCGTGGAAAGCGTGGACAAGAGCGAGGAGATCGAGCGCCTGCGCGCCGAGCTCTCCATGCTCCGCCTCAGCCTCTCCGCGCTGGGCGACGTTAAGCGCGCAAGCATCATCGCGGCGATCAACGCTTCCACCGAAAGCGGGAAAATCGGGGCGGAGAGGGTGAACGTCGGCGGCTATTCCGGCGAGATGCCCGGTCTGAGCGTGCGTGCGTCAAACCTCGTAAAGGAGAATTACGCCTCCGGGAAGCTCTACTTGCTCGGCGTTGCGCCGGACGGCAGCCTCAAGCTGTGCGAACTCTCCATACACGACAGCGGAACCGCGTCCGAAACGCTCACCGTGGTTCCCGTTACACCGAATTAAGAAAGGGGTTTTCCTATGGCAAGCGTTACGAATTTGAAGAAGGGCAGCAAGGGCAGCGACGTAACCGCCCTGCAAGAGCTGCTCAACAAAAACGGGTATAACCTCGATGTGGACGGCGTGTTCGGTTCTAAAACACAGGCTGCAGTCCGAGATTACCAGGCGAAATCAGGCCTTACTGTGGACGGCATCGCTGGGGAAAAGACTTACGCCGCGCTCACGGGGCGCAATGCGAACAACATGTGGTCTAGCCCAATCGGAGGATCCTCCTATTCGTACAGCAGCGGATCGCCTTATCGCCCATCCTCGAGCGCCGCTTACAGCGAGTGGCAGAGCGCGGAGGCAGCGCGGCCCGGCGCATATCAAAGCAAATACACGGAGCAGATCGACGGCCTGCTCAACCAGATCATGAACCGCGGGGAATTCCAGTACGACTTCAACGCCGACCCGCTTTACCAGCAGATGCGCGACCGCTACACCCAGCAGGGCCAGCTCGCCATGATGGACGCGATGGGCAATGCAGCGGCACTTTCCGGCGGCTACGGCAACAGCTATGCCCAAACGGTGGGCCAGCAGACGTTCCAGGGCTATTTGCAGGGCGTGAACGATTCCATCCCCGCCCTGCGCGACGCGGCGTATCAGATGTACCTCGGCGAGGGCGACCGCCTGAACGCGAACCTCAATACGCTGCGCGGCCTTGACGATACCGATTACGGCCGCTACCGGGATACCGTGAGCGATTACTACACGAACCGCGATTACTACGGGAACAAGTACTACAACCTGTATGACCGCGAATATCAGGCGCATCAGGACGCGCTTGCCCGCGCTGCGGCAACACAGGTCGTAAGCAGCGGAAGCAGCAAGAAATCAAGCGGTTCTTCCAAGAAAAAAGAGGAGCAGAGCGGCATGAGCCTCAAGGACGCTGTGCGCGTGGTGAGCCAGATCGCGGGCACGGAGGGTGCTGCGGCGGCGAAGGCGGAGGCGCAACGCATCATCAACAGCGGGCTAATCAAAGATGATATTCCAAACTCGGCGAAGCGCGCGCTCATTAACGTGGCGTATTCCATTGAATAAGAGGAAAAACGATGGCGAACATGATTACGGCGGATGAGTACCTGAAAGAACGGAAGCGGCGGCAGGAAGGAAGCGGTTCAAAGACGCAGACAGCACGAAAAAGCGTGGAGAATCGCTCGTTTTCCAGCGCGGATGAGTATCTTGCGTACCGGGAAAAGCGCATCCAGGCGGAGAACCAGCAGTTTGCTGTCCGCGCACGCGCTGCGGCCGCTGATAAATACGAGAACCTGGTAAACTCGATGCGGCCGGAGGAGCGGCTGGAACTCTTTACGTCCAACGAAGAACAATACTCCGGGGCGCGGAAGGAACTTGCAAACCTGCTCGGCCAGGAACGATATGCGGCGCTTAAAAGAGATGCGCGCAACACCTATATCCCCGCGCAGTTTGGACAGCAAATCCTCGACAGCGAGCGGAACCGGGAATACGCACAGCGGTATCAAAACACCTATGTCCCGGCCTCGCTCGCCGAGGCCGCGATCCATAGGAGCGGCGCGGGCAACGACTTCAACGCATATTCGGACGCGATGCTCCGGCAGGAATACCTAAACAAAGTGGATACGAACGCTTTGCAGGCGGAGCTGGACGCGCTGAATGAAGCGCTTGACGCGGATAGGAAGCGCTATAACCGCACAAAGATTCATCTTGCCTCGTATGAAAACAACGATAGCAGCGGAGTAAAGGCGCTTCAGCAGAAATATATAAGCGATTACGAAGAAAAGCAAGCGCGGGCGGGGCAGATGGAGCGCGACTTATACGAGGCCAAAGGCGGACAGACCGCGGCAGCATATGAGGCAGAGAGTTTCCAAGTTCAGAAACGTTCGCTGGATATAGCGGCGGAAAATGGCTCTTCCGAACTGCGCAACATGTTGGATGCGGTAAACGGCACTCATTACCTCGACCCGATGCAGCAGTTCAACCAGCGGGACGTAAAGTCGTCGCTCATGCGCGACTATGCGACCGACAAGGAACGGGAAACCTTTAATTTCCTTGCGGTCACAAAGGGCGAAGAAGGAGCGATGCAGTACGTCGAAGCCCTTATGCCGGAGCTGAATGCGCGGAGCATGAGTGCGATGCGGCAATCCGTAGCCGAGCAGGGCAAGACCACGGGCGGAAAGATACTGAACTCCGTTGAATCCGTTCTGCTTACTCCGTTCAAGGTCGCAGGCGCGCTCGGCGCGGCGGCGGATTCGATCCAAGGGAAGTATGTAGATTACAACGACAATTATTTCATGCCTGGCGCAATGCAGCAGGCACAGCGCGCGAACGCTTCGGAAAACATGGGAGAGGTCGGCAAATTCCTGTATCAGACCGGCATGTCCATTGCGGATTTTCTTACGCTCAATGCGGCAACAGGCGGCCTTGGCTCTGTCGGGCAGGCGGCAACCCTCGGCACAATGGGCCTTGGCTCCGCTGGCGATGCAACGCGCGATGCATTCCAGCGCGGCGCATCTCAGAAACAAGCGCTTCAAGTCGGCGCGTTGGCGGGCATCGCGGAAGTCCTGTTTGAGAAAATAAGCCTCGATAGCTTCATCAAGCTTTCCACCCCCGGCACAAGGGGTTCGTTCCTGAAGAACGTGCTCAAACAGGCTGGGATTGAAGCATCGGAAGAAGTTGCGACCGAGATTGCGAATATCATTGCGGACGAGGCGGTCATGGGCGATTTGTCCAACTACAACCTCGCCGTAAGAGCATACGTAGCGGGCGGCATGAGCCAGGAAGAAGCGGAGAAAAAAGCGTCCCTCGACAGCTTTTTGAACGTGCTTCTTGCCGGAGCAGGCGGCGCGTTGTCCGGCGGCACGCTCGGTACCGTGGGACAGATAGCCGGAAACGTGCGCGCCACGTCGATTGGCAGGAATAACGGCAACATCAGCACAGATGCGCTGATTCAGGCCGCGCTCTCCATGCCTGAACGCAGCTCCGCGCACGAGCTGGCGCAGCAGATGAGCGACGGAAGCATGCGGGTGAACAACACGTCCGTTGGGCATCTTATGGCGGCTTACGCGCAAGAGGGCGGCGACCTTTCTACATTGACCGCCCCTGCCGCACAGCAGCAGAGCGCGGAAAGCACGCCTGATTTGCGCCAAGCCGCGTATGAGATGGCGGGCACACAGACGGATGCGGACATTCAGACCGATGCGCCGCAGGCGGCTCAGAACACGGCGGCAAACCGCACCATTTCGGAAGCGGCTCAAATCCGCCCTGTGGAGGGCGCGGATTCCAACGTAGGGGACAATTCCACCGACACGGCGAAAACGGCGCAGACCAGCGTTGCAACAAACGACAGCGTGGTTCCCGGCGCGCTGGAAGCTGTCGCGCCGCAGGAAGCGGCTGAAAAGCTATCCCACAGCCTCCTGCGCGGCTCGGAAAGCGTCATATCCGAGGTGTATGCGGACGAGGACGGGGCCGTTTCCGTCCGGATCGGAGACAGGCCGATCACGATGGACGCGCGCGAGGCGCAGACCATGGCCGCATATTATGACGGCAGCGTAGACGCCGTGGATTACGTCACGGGGTTCCATTCCGTGTACGGCCTTGCCGCGCAGGGAAACACGTTGCAGCAGATCAGGGACGGAAGTTCGTTCTTCGGCGCCGAGCTTACGCAGGAGCAGCTTGCGGGCGCGTACAATGCCGGACACAATGTTTATACCGCCCAGCAGCAGGCCGCAACGGCCAACGCTGCCCGCAATGCCGAGCTTCACGCAAGAGCAGACGCAGAGCGCGCCGAGCTTGAACTTGCGCGCAAGCGCGCGGAAGCGCTCGACCCTGCGTCCCAGTCCTTCAAGCCTGGCGTGAACCGGATCACGGACGGCAAGCTGTCCCGCAAGCAGCGTACGCAGCTCCGCGTGCTGGATGCGATTGGGAAGAAATACGGCGTTGAGATCGTGGTGGACGACGGGCTTTATTACGACGAAAACGGCGAAATGATAAACAGCTCCGACGCCAACGCCATGTTTAACCGGGAGACGGGCCGCATTCACATCAACCTGAACGCGGTCGGCGAAGCATACCTCGCTGTCGGCATGCATGAGCTTGTACATTATGTGCAGGAGTACAACGCGGAAGGGTATTCCACGTTGGAAACCGTCGTGCTTGGCGC